CGCCCGCGTCGCGAGCCTCGAGCGCTCGGGCCGTATTTCAGTCGCCGAGGTGATCCCCAAATGAGTCGACTTAATAAAAAAGTCACGATCGCCGGTCGCGAGATCGAGGTGCCCGTCACCTTGACCGACCAGGTGATCAATTATTTTTCTCCGACCGCCGGCGCCGCTCGTTATCAGGCCCGGCTGCGCATGGCCCTGACCGGTGGCTACACCGGCGCCGATCGCACGCGCCGCGCCAACCAGCTCGGCAGCAAGCCCGAGATGAGTGCCGACGCGGCGACCCTGCCCGATCTCTCAACCCTGAGAGCCGAGAGCCAGCATCTTTTCAGAAACAACCCGATCGCCGGCGGCGCGATCCGCACCAACATCACCAAGGTGGTAGGCAGCGGGCTCAAAGTCAAAAGCCAGCTCGACCGCGACGTGCTCAAGCTCACCGACGAGGCGGCCGACGCCTGGGAACGTCAAGCCGAGCGCGAGTTCAAGCTCGCCACCGAGACCCGCGAGATCGACGTCGAGCGTACCCTGCCCTTTTCCCTGCTGCAGGGTCTCGCCTTTTTATCGGTGCTCGACGGCGGCGACGTGCTCGTCAATATGCCGCGCTTTAAGCGGGCCGGCAGCCCGTACAAGCTCAAGCTGCAGCTCATCGAGGCGGCGCGGATCTGCAACAAAAACAACGTGCCCGACAGCGACACCCTCGCCGGTGGCGTCAAGCGCGACGCAAAGACCGGTGCCCCGGTCGTCTATCAGGTGCTCAACCAGCACCCCGGCAGCCGGCTCGTGAGCCGCGACAAGTTTAGCTGGACCGAGCTCAAAGCCTTTTCGAGCTCGGGCGCGCCCCTGGTGCTGCATCTCTACGATAAACAGCGGCCGAATCAGAGCCGCGGCGTGCCCTATCTGGCCCCGGTGGTCGAGACCATTAAGCAGCTCGGCCGCTACACCGACGCCGAGGTGATGGCCGCGGTCGTGACCGGGATGCTCACCGTCTTTGTCACCAACGAAAACGGCCAGGCCTCTTTCGGCCCGGCCCCGACCGCCGATAATCCCGAAGGCGATCCGGCCCAGCAGGCCGACACCACCGGCGTCGAGCTCGGTTACGGCTCGGTCGTCGGCCTTTTACCTGGCGAAAAGGTCGAGACGGTCAACCCGAATCGCCCTAACACCGCCTTTGATCCGTTTTTTATCGCCATCACCCGCCAGATCGGCATGGCGCTCGAGCTGCCTTTCGAGATCCTGGTCAAGCATTTTACCAGCAGTTATTCGGCAGCGCGCGCTGCCCTCGAAGAGGCCTGGGATTATTTCATGCGCCGCCGGCACTGGCTCGTGGTGCAGCTCTGCCAGCCCGTCTATGAGGCGGTGCTCGCCGAGGCGGTCGCCGCCGGCCGGCTTTCCGCCCCCGGCTTTTTTGCCGATCCCCTGATCAGGGCCGCCTGGTGCGGCACCACCTGGCTCGGTGATGCTCAAAACCAGATCGACCCGCTCAAAGAGATCAACGCCGCGGCCAAGCGCGTCGAGCTGCAGATCACCACGCTCGACGAGGAGAGCCGCAAGCTCACCGGGACGCCCTGGGAAGATAAGCTGCCGCAGCTCATCAAAGAGCGACAGATCCTCAGAGCTGCCGGCATTGACGAGACGGCGGCCGAGGCGGCCGCCCAGGGCGGCGCCCAAGGCGGCGTGCCGGACCAGGACAACGAGCTCGAGGACGTCAACCTCATTCGCTCAAAAATGGATACCTACGGCATCGGCGTCCGGTCCGGCACGCTCACCCCCCAGGTCGACGACGAGAATCACTTTCGCGATCGCCTCGGGCTGCCCGCCGTATCTGCGCCCGTCGCCGAGGCCTGGGATAAAGACGGCGGCACCCGCCGGCCCGTCACCCTGGCCAGCGGCAAAGAGGCCGAGGCCGCGGCCGCGGCTGCCGGCGATACCACCGACAACGACCCCGACCAGCCCCTCGAGGACGAGGGCGAGGAGTAAAAAAAAGATGCGACTGATCGACATTATCAGCGGCCCCTGGGCGATCCGCCCCGAGATGCTCGAGGAGATCCACGCCATTTATGGCCGTCACATGCGCGGCGAGAAAATCGATCTCGAGGCGCTGCAGGCGTCCACCGGGCTCACCTTTGACAATCAGCACAAGCCCTACCAGGTGATCGACGGGGTCGCGCTTTTTCAGCTCGACGGCGTGATTTCTAAGCGCATGAACCTGTTTACCAAAATCAGCGGCGGCGTTTCAACTGATCTGGTCGCCCGCGACCTGGGCGCGGCGCTCGAGGATCGCGACGTCTCCGCCATCGTGCTCGCCATCGACTCGCCTGGCGGCGGCGTCGACGGCACCCCCGAGCTCGCCGAGCAGATCTATCGGGGCCGCGACAAAAAGCCCATTCTCGCCTTTTCCGACGGCATGATCGCTTCGGCGGCTTACTGGATCGGCTCAGCCGCGCACAAGGTGCTGATCAGCAGCGACGTGGTGATGGCCGGCTCGATCGGCGTCGTCACCAAACACATTGACACCAGCGAAAAAGAGAAAAAGGCCGGCATCGCGATCACCGAGATCACCGCCGGCACCTATAAACGCATCGCCAGCCAGCACGCGCCGCTCACCGAAGCGGGCCGCGCCAACATTCAAGAGCAGCTCGATCATATTTATTCCGTGTTTGTCGACGCCGTCGCGACTCATCGCGGCGTCGAGACCGGCGAGGTGCTCGAGCGCATGGCGGACGGCCGGATCTTTACCGGGCAGCAAGCGATCGAGGCCGGCCTGGTCGACGGTGTTTCGACCCTGGCCGAGGCGATAGACGAGGCGCGGGCAATGGCCCGCAACCCCCAAACCCGACGAGGGGCCGGTGCTGCCGCCACGTCACCAACCATACAAGAGGACGATATGAATCTTGAAACATTGAAAGCCGACCACCCCGAGCTCGTCGAGGCCATCGAGGCCGCGGCGACCGACGGCAAGGTCGACCTGGCAGTGGCCGATGATGCCTACGAAAAGGGCGTCGAATATGGCCGCCAGGAAGAAATGGAGCGCGTCGCCGACGTGCGCGCGCAGCTCGTGCCGGGCCATGAGGCCTTGATCGAGGAGATGGCCGCCGACGGCGAATCGACCGGCGAAGATGCCGCGCTCGCCATCGTCAAAGCCGAGCAAGAGCTCAGAGGCGAGGCCGCTGCCGAGCTCGAGGACGAGGCCGGCGAGATCGTGCCGCCTGCAGTACCGGGCGACGGCGCCAGCGAAATGAAGCGGGCCGACTTTAACAAGCTCGACCCGGCCGCGCAGCGCGCGCAGCTCCGCGCTGGCGTGAAGGTCGTCGACTAGGGCGCAAGACGGCGCATCTGATCAACGGAAAAAAAAATCAATTTTTCACAAATGAGGATTTAACACCATGGCAAACACACTCACTGGATTGATCCAGTACATCTACGACTCGGTCGACGTTGTGAGCCGCGAGCTCGTCGGCCTGATCCCGGCAGTTTATAAAAACTCCAAAGCCGACCAGGCCGCCAAAAACCAGGATATCACCTATGATGTCGTGCCCGCGGCTACCGGCTACGATATCACCCCGTCGAACGCGATCCCCGCGCTCGATTCCACCACCGTCGGCACCGGCACCATGAAAATCAACAAGGTGCGCGGCGTCAAGTTTCACTGGACCGGCGAGGACGAGCTCGCCATCGGCCGCGAAGCAAAAGACGGCATCGAAAATAACAAATTCGCCCAGGCCTTCCGCGCCCTGGCCAATGAAATGGAGTCGGACCTCGGCAACCTCTACAAATCCGCCTCGCGGGCCGTGGCCCCGGCCGGCACCAATCTTTTTGACTCGGCCGGCGATTTTTCCGACGCCGCCAACGTCGTCAAGATCTTGAAAGACAACGGTGCCCCGCTTTCCGATCTGCAGCTCGTGGTCAACACCGCCGCCGGCGCGCGGATCATCGGTAAACAAAGCCAGGCGCATATCATCGGCACCGACAGCCAGCAGCGCAGCGGTTTGATCCTGCCGATCGCCGGCTGCACCATCCGCGAATCGGCCGAGATCAAAACCCATACCAAGGGCACCGGCGCCAACTACGTCACCAACGGCGGCGAGCCCCTGGGCGAAACCGAAATCGCGGCCGACGGCGGCACCGGCACGATCGTCGCCGGCGACGTGGTCACCATCGCCGACGATCCGAGCGCGGCCAAGTATGTGGTTGCGTCGGCGCTTGGCGGCGGCTCGTTCGACATCAACGCGCCCGGCCTGCGCGGGGCAATCGTCGACGGCAAAGCTGTCAGTCTCAACGCCAATTACGACGCCAACATGGCCTTTAGCAAGTCGGCCGTGCACCTGCTCACCCGTCTGCCCCAGATGCCCGAGGGCGGCGACCAGGCCGACGACGTGATCGTCGTGCAAGATCCAGTATCCGGCATCTTTTTCCAGGTGGCCATGTATAAGGCCTACCGCGCCGTGCTGATCGAGGTCGCCGTGGCCTGGGGCGTGAAAGCAGCCAAGCCCGAGCACATGGCCCTTTTGATCGATTGATCGACTGATCTGATCAACCCATGAAGCAAGCGCCCAGGGCGACCCCTGGGCGCTTTTCAGAGGCTCAGATGATGACACCTAAGAAACCAACCACGCGCACCAGGGCAAAGGCAAAAGCAAAAGCGCCCGAGCTCGTGCGCATGATCCGGCCCGAGCATTACGGCAGGCCCTTTACTGCCGACGTGCACCCGGCCGAAATCGAAAACTATCGGGCCGGCGGCTATCGGCTCGAGTCCGAGGTCGAGGTCGAGGGATAGATGAAATTTGACGCCACCGATCAGCGGGCCATGCTCGAGGCCCTGGGCAGCCTGGCAACGGTGCCCGAGGACGGCGAGCTCTATGTCCAGTTTCATGGCCCCGGCACCCAGGTCGATTATGAGGCCGGCGGGGTCGTGAGCACGCCGCCCTGGTGTATCGCGGCCCAGGCCGACGTTGACGATCTCGAGATCGTCGGCGACCAGGACGACGGCACGATCATCACGGTCGAGGGCGGGATCTGGCGCGTGCTCTCAATTGAGCCGCGGATCGACGGCTTTGTCGAGATAACGCTCGGCGAGGTGGCGCCATGATCAACGATCTTTTCGATGTGATCAAAGCGCGTTTTGTCAGCCTGGACCGTTTCGGCAGCGTCTGCGACGGGCTCAGCGAGGACAAGCGCGTCTATCCCCTGGTCGAGGTCTGGCTCGCCGAGATCCGCGAGATCGAATCCAAGCCGGCCGAGATCCTCGAGCTCGTCTTTGCCGCCACCGTGGTCGTCGCGCACGACAAAGACGGCCAGCAGCAGCGCCAGATGCACGACCATCTCGACGCGATCAGGTCCGCCTTTAACGGCTGGCGGCCCGATGACGTGATCGGGATGCAGGGCTTTTTTAAGGTGCCGTTTGTCAAGATCGAATCATACCGGGAGTACGGCACCGCCGTCTACCCGGTCAGCCTGGCGGTGCGGGTCTTTCCCGAAAAATTCGCCAGGACATAAGGAGAAAAAACTATGTCTTTTAAAATTTATTCTGGCACCGGCACCGTGTTTATGCGGCCGGTAAACGAGAGCGGAGTCGCGACCGGCAAATTTTTCCAGGTCGGCGACGCCTATCCTCTGACCATGAGAGTCTCGACCAAAAAAATGGAGGTGAAAAGCCGCCAGGTGGAACGCGCCGGCCAGGTCATCGCCTCAAAGGTCGAGATCGACGTGATCGAGGGCAAGCTCACCCTTAAAGAGTGGAATGCCAAAAATCTCGCCTTTGGGCTTTCCGGTTCGGCCACCGAGCGCACCGGCAGCAGCGGCTCGGTGAGCGATGAGGAAATCACCATGCCTGAGCCCGGCGAATATGCCGCGCTCACCAAGCGCGACATTGACAATGTCGTGGTCACCTCGGACCCGGCGGGCACCACCTACACCGAGGGCACCGATTACGAGGTCGACGAAAAGCTCGGCCTGATCACCTCAGTGGCTGCCGGCGCGCTCGCGGCCGGTACGGTCGACACCCTGGTGTCGTTTGATTACGCGGCCGAGGAGGGCTACCAGGTCAAGGTCGGCAGCTCGGTGCAGATCCGCGTCGAGATCCTCGCCCATTTGTATGACGAGTATCGAGACAAGCACTATGTGCTCGAGATCGATTCCGCCGTGCTTGCCACCGATTCCGAGATCAATTTCATCTCGGAAGAAGGCAGCGAGGGCGAGCCGATCGTCTTTAATATGAGTTTTGAAACCCTGTCCGGCCAGGATTCACCGGCCAGAATCGACGGCGTGCCCGTCTAAGAGGACCCCCAGATCATGCTGAAAACGAAAAAGCACGTCATCGGCGGCCGCGAGGTCACCGTGCACGAGCTCGACGTGGCCACCATGATCGAGCTGGTCGGTCGGGCGCGAGAGATCGACGACCCGACCGACCTCGATCTGGCCAACGCTTACGAATTTATGCCCGAGTTTATCATGGACGCGATTCTCAAGGAGCCGCTCAAAGCGCTGCTCACCGAGGGCGTGGGCCATGGCGAGCTCGAGCAGCTCTACAAGGTGGCCCAGGAGCTCAACCCTTTTTTAGCGCGGGCCATCAAAACGATGGCGGACACGATGAAAGCGAGCGCCTTACTACTCAGCGAATCAAGCGGGGCGCTTTCCGGCTTATTGAGCGAGGGCATCACGGCGTCTGGTTCTACGGATTTAGCACATTCTTAGACGCCCTGGACGATCTGGCCGAGCAGCTCGCGGCCGACAACCGGATGGATTAACACGACTATGTCAAAGCGCGCAATCCAGATAGTTCTTTCAGCCAGCACCCGCGGCTGGGGCACCTTTACCAAAGCCCAGAAAGGCCTGGCCGCCTTCAATAAAGAAATCGGCCACGGCAACCGGCTCATGGCCCAGATGAGGGGCCAGGTCGCCGGCCTGATCGGCGCCTATGCCGGCTTTGAGACGGTGCGCTCGGTGAGCCGGATTATCACCGAGGGCAATACCGCGCTGTTTAATCTGCAGAGCTCGCTGCAGGCCGCAAATCGTCAATTTTCAAACGTCGGCAGCCTCGAGTCCTGGGGCGCCACGATCGACACGCTCAGCGACAAGCTGCGCATTTATTCAAAATCGGAGCTCAACGAAGCGGCCAGCCTCACCCTGGACATGACCAAGCGCCTCGGCCTGAACGAGGAGCAGATGAGAAAGGTCATTGTCGCGGCCGGCGATCTGGGCGCCGGCAAGTTCGATCTCGCCGATTCGGTCGAGCGGGTGACGGCTGCGCTCAGGGGCGAGGCCGAGGCATCCGAGCGGCTCGGGCTCACCCTCAACGAAACCTATGTAAAGGGCTGGTACGAGGCCCAGGGCGCATTGAAAGGCGCCTGGAAGGATCTCACCGATATCGAAAAGGCCCAGGTGCGCTACAATGTGCTGCTCGAGCAGGCCGAGGGCTCGACCGGCCGGGCGTCCGACTCGGTGAATACGCTCGCCGGCGCTTATGCGCTCGCCAAAGCAAATTTGCACGACGCGATCACCGAGCACGAGGATCTGGCCGCGGCCATGCAGGAGCTCGCCACCTACGTGGCGAACAACGCCGAGGAGATCGGCGACCTGGCCACCGCGGTCACCAGTGCGGCGACCGCGGTCGGAAAATTCCTCGTCGAAAATCAGGGCTGGCTCGTCTGGGCAGGGAAAATCGCGCTCGCGCTCGCCATCGTCGGCAAGGCGATCGGCACCCTGCAGGGAATTTTTAAAGGATTAAACGCGGCCAGCAAGGTCTTGACCGGCAGCCAGCTCGGCCCCTGGCTGGCCAAGCTGCCGGCGCTGTTTCGCGGTGCGGCCGTCGGCGGCCGGGCGCTGCTTGGCCTCATGGGCCCGCTCGGGCTCGCCATCGGCGCGATCGCCACCGTCGCCCCGCTCGCCTGGAAAGGGCTTAAAAAGCTGGCCGATCATCAAAGCGGCCTGACCGACTCGCTGGAAAAAGGCGCCGAGGTGCGTAAACGCTACGAGGACCGGCTCGCCCGCGCCTCGGAGGCGGCCGGCAAAGAGCTCAAGTCGGTTCGCGAGCTGCGCCAGGCCTACAAAGAGGGCCTCATCGATTACGACAAGGCCACCGACACCTATACCAAAGGCACCGGCACGGTGCGCGCGGGCTATAACGTCCTGGTCGGCGCGGCAAAAAATTCGGTCGAGGCCCAGGCCCAGGCGGTCAAAGACGGGACCGACAAAATGGTCGACGACTGAACAAGAGAGGGCCGCGCAAAAAGCGGCCGAGGCGACCGCCGCCGCGCAGCGCAAAGCGCTCGGCAGCGCGCTCGCCGAAATGAAGCGCAAATTTAAAGAATATTCCGACGAGTATGCCCGGCTGCACCAGGATATCGTCGGCCGCGAGCAGAGCCTCGACGAGCAGCTCCGCTCGATGTCGCGCTCAGAGATGAGCGATAAGGCCGCCTGGGAAGATCTCAAAAAAGAGGCCGAGGAGTATCGCGAGGCGGCGCGCCAGGCGATGAAATCGGGCGATTTTGATGCGGCGGTCAAAAATGCCGATCTGGCCAAGGAAAAATTTGCCGCGCTCAACACCGAAATAAAAGAAGGCGACCAGATCCTGGTCACCAAAGGCGAGGCGCTCAAAGTCGCCATGGCCGGCGTCGAGGAAAGCGGCGAGCTCGCGATCGATGCGCTCAAAGCGCAAAAGCAGGCAGCCCACGAGGCGGCCGAAAAGCTCAAGGAAGTCACCCTTTCTGATCTGGCCGAGCAGGCCGGCGTCGCCGAGGGCGGCGTCAAGAATATCACCGCCGCCTCGGAGATCCTGGGCGAGACCTTAAAAGAGGTGCTCGAGGATTTTGGCGACAAAGCCGCGCTCGAGTTTGACAAAATCGAGGCCTGGCTCAGCAGCCCGCACCAGATGGTCGTCGACGTGGTCACCAACAACCAGCAGCAGCTCGCCACCGGCGGGCCGGTGCTGCCGCTCGCCACCGGCGGCCAGGTGAGCCTGCGCTCGATGCTGTCTGGCGGCTTTTTCCCTGGCTTTGGCGGCGGCGATCGGCGCCATGTGGTGGCCGAAGATGGCGAATACATGCTGGACAAATATCGGGTGCGCCACGCCACGCTGCCGGTGGTCCGCGCCTTTCACGCCGGCCGCTATGATCTGGTGATCGAGGGGCTGCTGAAAAAGCTGGGAGCTGATGCAATCCGCCGCAAGCTCGGCGGCGCGATCAACGCCGTGCCGCGCTTGCCGGGTCCGCAGATGCTGGCCGCCGGCGGTGCCGTCGGCGGGGCCCAGGTGAGCGGCTACCACGAGATTGTGCTGCGCTCAGCCGGCAGTGGCCAGGCGGCTACAGTCTACGCGGCCGAGGATGAGGCCGGACGATTAACGCGCATCCTGCGCGAGGCAATGGAGGGCTCGAGCTGATGCCTTTGCAATGTACCGGCACCGTGACGCTCGGCGGCGTCGTCTTATCTGATGATCTGCTGCTGAGAAATTTACGGGCGCCGCGCGTACAAATAGAACAGCAGCGCACCAAGGGCGGCATAAATCAGACCCTGGTGCACCAGCTCGACGGCGGTCGGCGCCTCGAGCTCTATGGTTTTTTTACCACCGACCAGGGCGACCAGGTCCAGGCCCTCGAGGGCCTGGACGTGACTCTGGTACACCCGCGCGGCACCTTTGCACACGTGCTCGTCGAGCAGGTCGATATCGCCGCGCCCCTCGAGCATGTGGAACGGGTCGGCGACGACCTCGAGCAGGGATCAATTTATATACTGGAGAGATGATATGACCGCCCCGAGCAGCAGCGAATTAAAATTTTTTAAAACCACCTTTTCAGCCGTGGCCGCAGAAAACGGCGGGCCGATCACCGACGACGAGGCCGTCACTGGCTCGATGAACAACGTCTTTGATCACGTGCTCTCTGATGATCGGATAAGCGGCAAAACGATCCTGAGAAAAATAGGGCTCAAAATTCACCAGGACGGCAACGGCTACCTGGCCTCGGCCCGCTTTGGTATCGAGCCGACGCTCGGCGATGACGTGATCCGCATCCTGGCGATGACCGCCGGCCAATACGAGGACGATCTCACCGGCAGCGAGCGGCATTATGCCGGCGGCGTCCTGATCAGCGCCGTCACCGCCGGCGATCAGTCGGTCGTGGTCGATGTAAAGAATACGGCCTGCGTCAACGATATCGCCGACGGCGATAAAATCTATCTGACCGATAAATATACACCGGGCAGCTCTGGTAACGGCGAATATCTGACCGTCAATGGCTCGCCCTCGGTGGCCAACGATACCGAGCTCACCATCGCCACCGTCGAGACCATCGCCAACGATTACGCGGTGTACTCCGACGGCACCGGCGGCAAGGTGCTCGGCGTGCTCGAGCACGGCGCCGTGCAGGCGGCGGCGAGCAACATCGTGCAGAGCCGCGCCTCGGGGTATGACTTCACGACCTACCCCCTCACCTTTAACAATATGGGCGCGATCGATGACTCGTTCACGATCACTATGCAGGATAACAGCAATTTTGTCTGCGTCTCTGATCGGCTCGGCACCCTGGCCGCCGGCTCAAAGTCTGCCACCTATGCGCCGCTGCATCCCGAGTGGAACAAGCCGCTATTCTCTTTAAATCTGGCGGGCTGGAATGGCGGCGTGACGCACCAGCTCAATGACACGATCACCTTTGACACGACCGGCGCGATCGCCTACGTCGGCGAAAAACAGATCATCCCGGTCAACTGCAGCGCGCTTTCGGGCAACCGCGTCATACTGCTGCACACGAGCGAGGGCCTCTAAAAGACGATGGCGGATAAGACGCACCAGTTATCGGGCCAAGTCAGCCCGGCCGGCTCATCTGGCGGGGGCGAGTGGATTACCATAATCCAGGCGGACCGGCTCGTCGACGAGGAGCCCAAAAACGATTTTGCTTTTTGGCAATGGGTGCGCGCCGAGGGTTATTACGACAGGATTTACAGCTCTGATCAGGCGATCGACTCGACGATTTTGATCGAGCAGCTCAAGGATCAGTTTTATGGACCCTGCGACGAGGCCAGCGGCTCGACCATTATGATCGGGCTCAAAGTGATCAAGAGCCACGACCACCTCGACCCGACGGTGATCGAGTCCTATGGCCTGCTGCATTTTAATCGCCGGGTCGAGGACGATGCCGAGCTGCACATTGACGTGCCGATGACTGACAAGATCGAGATCCGCGACCATAGGGTCGAGGAGCTGCTGCGTCAAAATGGCCAAGTCGGAGTCTGGGAGGGGATGCCCTTTACGGCCGACGGCCGCCAGACGCGCACCCCGTCGGGCGGCGAGTGGGATGCCGAGACACAAACCATCTACTTTGATCAGCCCTATCTCGGCACCTTTTTGTTCAAATTCCGCGAGGAGTACGACAGCTACTCGATCGCTATTCCGCCGCGGGTAAACTGCAGCGATATTTATGATCTCAACGAGGTCTATGATTGCACGGTTCGCGGCTTTTGTCTCGACTCGTCGGGCGATCCGCTGCTCGCCGAGTGCGCCATCGAGATCCCCGAGGATGCGCGCGAGTGCCTGCAGTATATGCTTGACGAGAATGGCAACACGGTGATCGTGCCGGGCGGCACCTATTCCTATGACTTTGACGGCGACGGCGAGGTCGACGTGGTTACCGACGATCCCTGTTTATGCTTTTTCTGCGGGGGCGATGGCCTGATCGACGGCTGCCAGGAGTCCGCCACCGTCTCGTGTCAGTGCCCGGTTTGTGAGGGCAGCGGCCGCTATCCCGGCTGCGATGAATACAGCGAAACCAGCGGCACCGGCAGCTCAGACGATGATGGCGGCAGCTCGAGCTCGAGCGGTGACGACGATCGCGAGGGATACGGCGACTGCTATCGATTAAAAGTCAAGCGGCACCGCTGCACCGACGAGATCCTCGAAGAATATCCAGTGAAAATTCCCTGCCCATAAACCAATGGCTGGCTCTGGCACATACGATCATCTCAACATTATCGACGTCGATGTCGAATATGGGGAGCTGTCTAGTTTTGACAGGTGGGAGCCGGCCGAGCAGATCGCCGACTGCTGCGAGGAGATCCCCGGCGCCGATCCCTGCACCGATATCGGTAAGCTCGAGCCCTGGAACGGCTACGGCGCCGGCGAAACCGGCGCCTGGGATATCAATGAGATATGGGCCAGGTGGAAAAAGACGCTCGGCGATAAGCTGATCGATTACGAGATCATTAGTACCGGCGGCCCGCTGAAAGGCAGGTGCGGTGAAAAATATACCGAATGGACCGGGCGGCTCGGCTGCTGCGAATATCCGCAGGCGATGTATTGGTCGGATCAAAAAACGCTGAATGCAGTCGCTCGCGAGGCGACCTACACCTTCGGCGTCTCTGGCGGCACGACGCCGATCTCGTTTTCGGTTCACGGCTACGGGGTGAGGATAGTGGCCCAGACCGACGACCTGGTGCGGATCAAAACCGATATTTGCATGTGCGACCCGGTGCTGCTCGTGGCCACCGATAGCTGCGGCCGGCATATTATCAAGCTGCTCTGGCTTAACGATGGTACATGGAACAGCGTGGCCGATCAGGCGATGTGGTCCGATTACGGATGGGATCAGGACGGTGTGGCACATGTTGGCGGCGACGATGGCGCGCGCACGACCATCTATGGTTTTAACGGTGACATGACAACCTATTCGGCGCAGTCGTATGGGTATTATCTGCACAACGATATAGACGCGCTCGTGGCTGCCGTCAAGGCTGAGCCGCACTACACAAACACCGCTCTAGTGATCCCTGCCGGCTACGACGGGTACACGGCCGTCGAGGGCGAGGCGATATTTTTCAAAGATGTCACTAACGACCCCGCCTATGGCCAGCACACAGTGCTTGCCTATTGGGCAACAACTGGCGATGCGGGCGATGGCACCTACGAATATGAGGCCGGAGTATGTGAGGACGAGCTGCTCTACGATTTCGCCAATAGCACAGACACCATCGCCAGCAATAGCTCCGGCGTCATATACTGGGAAGGCGGCGTGCCGCCATTCAGTATTACCTTTGATACGGCTGGCAGCGAGGTCTTTGTCAATCCGGAAAAAACCGAAAGCGAAATATACGGCATCACTCAACATTCGTGGAAAATCTACACGGGCGAGGTATGCGAGTGGATTGGTGTGAGGGTGACTGATAGCTGCGGTGTGACGGTAGACGGCGATATATATCCGACTGAGGGATATTGGGCGTCAATATTCGATCTATGGAAACCCGCTTGCTGGGCGCAGTACCAGACAGATCCAAACAGCCCAGAACAGGCAGCCATTGACTATTGGGAAGGGCTTGGCCTCGATATCACTTGCAGCGGTTACTTGTCTGCAGCACCAGAGGGGCCGTTTATGTGCAGAGCTGGTAAATATGCGTGGAACACGGCCTCGTATAGTTCAAATTTAAACTTTTATCGTGTGAACCTTGGCATCTGCGGCAATTGGGCCGATACTCAAGGTGGCGCTGAAAATATCTATTATGTCCCGGTAAGCTGGCACGGTGGCCCAGTAACCGGCTTGCTGATCCCCGCACAATATGCGTATCCACAAGGCGGCCATACTAATCCGATATATGGATACTGCACCGATCCTAATAAACCGGTTTACAAATTCTTTAAGCATCCTCGCTGGGTAACAGTTTCTCAATTCTACTGCTGATATTATGGACGACTCAATTCGATTTGATTCATTTACAGATGGGCGAGAGCTGCAACGATTTATTGCGTTTTTGGCGCATTGCGAGAGCAAGGGCGTGACAGACTCAACTATCATTAGACAGCAGGCATCAAATCACCTGCACCGAACATCGCACAGGTTCAAGATGACGCCGGAGCAGCGCAAGATGTCACGCGATTTTAAACGCATGATGCGCGACCCGAAGGCGAGGGAGATGCTTAAAAAGGCAATTCCGTTACCCGCTGCCGAGCCGTGCCCGTATTGTCATAGCGGTGAGCTGCGAGAGATGAGAAAGGGCAATGCGGTGATTATCGCCTGTACTCAGATTATTAATCACCGGATTGTCGTCGGCTGCGGATATTCAGAGCTTGTATTTGGTGGAGAAATCTAATGGTTTTTGATCCGGGCACAATAGCAGACGCCAATAAATATGAGTTTGAAATCGATGCGGCCGATGTGTCTGCCGATGTGTCTGATTTTCCGCTGGCGCTGCCGATTCCAAGCACATTGGATTTTCACGCTGATCTGCTCGGTAAAACCGCAGAGCAGACGCCCTATGCGTTTGACGCAGCCTCCAGCGGCTACACTAATCACACGCTGACCATCGTCTTTGATCTTGACGATACCGATATCGGGCTGGATTTCACTGCTGGCCAGTTCCGCTTGTGGTTCGACGAGTACTCGACAGGGACGTCATGGAACTGGACAAAGTGCTACGCACAGGTGGCCGATTCAAGTGATGATTACGACTTTGTCTCGACGCCGGTTGAGGTCACACAAAGCGGCACAAGCGGCGGCAGCTCTGGCACCTCTGGCGCATGGTCTGATTGGATAAACTTGCCTCTCAAGCCAGCCGACAAGCTGGTCGTGCGCTTTCACACAACAGCGGGCAACCCTAGCAGAAACGGCTCGCCGGGGAGCTTGTCGGCAATTATCGGCCAAGGGCAGCAAAGTGGTGACACCGCTGATGATGTGTCGTGGGGCGGCTCAACGTCAGCAGGCAGTGTATACGGCGTATCAGGCATTCAGCTTCGCAATGCGATTAAAAAGCTATCAGTAGACATAGGCGGCACCCAATGTCCTGTTGAAGTAAGCCCTAATGAGTGGAATCCTGGCGGCGGCTATGTCGAGATTGACCGCACCGCGGGAAGCACTTATGGGCAGGAGCACCCGTCTTATACCGGCAGGGCCTTTGATGGTGCAACAACCGATCCCAACGCCACCGGTTCGTGGTACGCATACAGCGGTGGCTGGCTGAGCAGCGGTTACGTAGGCAAGGATTACGGCAGCGGCAACGAAAAGACGGTAACTCGGCTCGGCATTTACAACGAATCAACCGCCAATGCGGCAAAGGATTTTACTTTAGAAGGTTCGAACGATGCGTCAAGCTGGACGACCCTGCTTACTGTCACAGATGCGTCACAAACCACGGCGTGGGTATATCACGAGGTCAGCAACACAACTGCATATCGCTATTATAGAGTCAATGTAAGCGCAAACCGAGGCGGCGGCTACTGCATCGTGCGCGAGCTGGCATTTTTTGAAGATGAACCGCCGTCATGCGTCCTTTACACCAAAATCCCCTCAATCACCGCATCTGGTGGCGTTACTGGCGTGCTGAGTTGGGATGAGACACAGGACGATAATGATGATTATGTCGGGCTTACAACTGATCATGTTGGGTCGCTTATTGAAAATGAACTTGCCAGCAACAGAGAGGGCACAGGCTGGAACACCTATTGTCATAGACTGTTAATCCCCGCTGCTGAGATAGACTTCAGCGGAAACAAGGTCAAGTTCAAGTTCATGCACAACAACACCGATTATGTAGTAACAAGCTGCCATATTGGCGAATGGACAGGCAGCGGCCCAAACATGGTTGAGGCCACAATATCACAGATAACATCTGGCGGCAGTGGCACATGGACAGTAACAAGTGACGGCCAAGAATCAGATGTTATTGACGTTGAGATAGACCCAAGCAAGTCGTACATTTTCGCGCTCAATTCCAGCACAAGCCAAGCCCCGATAGATGACAGCGGGGGTACTGCTACAAACTATGTCGGCTATGAAAAGAGTGGACAAGTGGACACCGGCCAAGCAACCGCTACAGGCTTTTCAAGCTACTCCGGCAAGGCCCTGTATTTCAAAGGAATGGACGCTTATTCACCTCATGCGCAAGTCTGGAATGACGGCTACGACCGAGTATATCATTTTGCCAATGGTACGGCCGAATGCCTAGACTCAACCGGAAATCAAAACGATCAAACGGCGATATCTATTGCTTCTGAGGTTGACGCAAATATCGGCACGGGGCTTGATTTTAATGGCTCTGCCTATGTTACAACCCCGAATCACGGCCTTGGTACAGGCGATGTCGCTGGCTCAATCCAGGCGCTTATCAACCCCGACAATGTGGCTACGGCCTTCCAGGCAATTTTTTCGACTGGTGTCCATTCGTCATTGCAGACTTTTGGCCTGGGCATTGCTGCGGGAACCTTCGGCGCACAATTTAATGGCGGGAATAGCTTTAATGAGACTACTGGCTCAATGTCAAACGACACGTGGCAGGCAATCGGTTTTTCAAAAGCCGCCGGTGTTATCAACACGACCACGACGCTGTTTAAAGATGGCGCCGAGGTCGCAGGTTCTGGCTCAGCAAGCACCCCAAATATCGGGGCCGGTGTCGGCCGCATAGGGTACTGGACAGCGTCGGGGTACAATTACGACGGCTCAATGGCGGAGCTTCGCCTCTCAACGGTTGCACGCTCCGATGCGTACATGGTTTTGGAGCAGAAATCACTATTAAACAATCTGCTCACCTGGTCAGCCTATAGCAGTAGCTCCGGTGGCGTGGCCCTGCTCGCCTGGTTCGAGCAGCCCTACAACCTGACCGACCCTATGCGCGCCTGGCTCGAGCAGCCCTATGGCATGGCGATCGCCCTGGCCAGCTACCTCGAGCAGCCCTACTCGTTTCTGCTGCAGACCTACCTGGTGCAATATTACGGCGACGTCCGGCAGCTCAAGGCCTGGCTGATCCAGCGCTACGGCGACGTGGCTCAACTCAAAACCTGGCTCGAGCAGAAATATGGCGACAGCGGCGCGCTCATGGCCTGGCTCGAGCAGCCCTATCAATTCCCGGCGATCCTCGAGGCGGCCCTGATCCAGCGCTACGGCCTCGGCGGCGCGCAGCTCGCGGCCGCGCTGCTGCAGGCTTACGACATTAATCAGCACCGGCAGCTCACGACCTCGCTGCTGCAGCCCTATCTGCTGCAGGGGCTGCCGGCGGCGCGGGCGGGAGATCCCGGCGACCCGCCGGCGCACCGGCACGACTTTGTCTATGAGCTCAGCCTGGCCGGCCAGGCGGTGAGCCCGCACGTGATCAACTGGGATTATCGGCGCTCGCGCTTTTACGGCACGATCTCGATGAGTTTTAAACGCCAGGAGCAGGCGCAGCTCGCCGAGGATCTCGCCCCGATCGTGCTCACCTTTGGCGGGCAGCAGTACCATTTCGAGGTCGAGGGCGGCTTTAATGAGTCGAGCGGATTCGGCTCGCTCGTCTATACGGTCGAGGGACACAGCAAGGTAAAACGGCTCGGCGCCCCGCACGCCGCACCCGTCAATGGCAAGCTCGACTCGGCCTGGGCCTCGGCCATGTTCCAGGCGCTCGCCGATCCCTACGGCGTCACCATCGATTATCAGATCACCGATGAGTGGCTCGACGATATCGAGGCCAGCAACGAAACGCCGGCCGAGATCATGCAGCGCATCCTGCCCGACGAGGCCAAGCTGCAGCCGACGCCGGCGGGTGATACGCTGCGCGTCGTCTGGGAGTATGAGACCTCGATCCCGAGCTGGCGCACGATCGACCCGGCGGCCACGATTGACGATCTTTCCGGCTTTTCCTCGACCAGCGAGTCGAGCGATATCCAGAAGGGCTACAACAAATTTGTGGTCATCGACCAGGAGACGGCCGAGGACAACACCAACCTGGTGCAGGAGCAGATCGACGAGCACACGATCGAGGTGCGGCTCTATCTCTCGCCCTGGTCTGATCTGCTGCAGTTCGAGCTCGATCATACCGGCGGCTCATGGGTGAGCATCGAGCCCTTTGGCGGCGATAACTATGAGGAGCTCACCGAGACGGTCGAATTTATCGACGGCAGCGGCAGCACCGCGCGGCCGGTCGACGAGGTGCTCACCACCGAGTGGCTCGAGGACGACCTCGGCGCCGTGACGCCAGACGATGACGGGCTGCTCACCGCAGCGCGGCAACGGGTCTGGAACGCGGATCAAACCGATTATACCGGCGGCGACTCGCTGCTCGAGATTACTTACCGCGCCCGGTATTGGCGCTGGATCGTGCGCAACCCGCGCAGCGAGTCGGTCCAGGTCGTCGCCCGGCGCATCACGCAATGATATGAAAATATGACGACTACAGTGGAAAAAACGATGGTGCTCGAGTTTGGCGGCGCCGAATCGACCGACGGGCTCGCCGCGGCCTGGGATGAGACCAGAAACGTCGACGCCCAGGGCAACGCGGTGAGCACCATCGAGCCGGGCGATCATCGCTACTTTTGTCTGCAGCACGACGACACGGTCGAGATCACCCGCGTCGCCGCCACACTCGGCGAGGTGATCCGCGAGGATGATGGGCTGCTCGAGGCCTCTGATCTGCTCGGCTTTGCCGACGCCGACGACCAGCAGCAGCTCACCTGGTGGCCCGACGGGGCGCCCTCGGCCCGCTGGTACGGCACCAACGGCAGCGGCCAGGAGCTCGACGGCCGGCTGCTCAGTTACACGAGCGGCTTTCCCTGCCTGGCAAAATTCGACTATCAGGCCTGGGTGCGGCGCTATCGGCTCGAGCTGCCCGTCTCGATCGCCTTTGACGACGACGACACGGTGCCCTTTCGCGTCTATATCTATTATCAGGAGCAATAATAATGAGTCTGCATGTCGAAGTGATCCGCGGGGCCGGCGATAATCAGTGCCCCGAGGATATCGTGCTCGAATATTTCAAGGCCCAGGCCACCGCGCGCGAGGTCGGCCGCGTCGCCATCGATCGCTCGACCAAGGGATTAAAACGGGTCTCTGGCGTCCTCTTTGGCGTGCGTCCGTTTTATGCACCCGGCGACGTGATCCGCCATCTTGACATGAGGCAAGGCGACTGCGTCGGCATGGTCGAGGATTTTTCCGGCACCATCGCCGTCGACGAGAGCGGCGTGCCGCAGGCCTCGGTCGGTCTCACCTTTCGGAGATTGGCACCATGAAGCGCTCAGATCTTGCCACCATAGTCAAGGGCCGCCGGTCCTTCAAAAAATTCTGCACGGTGCAGACGGTGCTGCCCCGCGGGCGCTACGAGGTCAAAGACTCGGCCGGCACGATCAGCACCGCCGAGTCCGCTGCCAGCTACCAGGTCGCCGACCAGGTGACGGTGATCGACGGCCGGATCGTCGGGCCGGCCCGCCGCTTTGCTCGGCCTAAAATTTTCAGAGTGTAAAGGACACCCCATTATGACCGCCTGGATCAAAGGTAACAAGATCGAGCTTTCGCTCATCGTCGCGCTGTCCATGGTAGTTGGAATCATTACCACGACCATGACCTATGCCGAAAAGCAGGCCGAGCAAAATGCCAATATCGCCAAAAACCAGGCAGCCATTGCTCAGAATGCAAAAGATATCTGCGAGCTCACCGACCTTGTGGAAAAGCACGTCGAGGCCGCGGCCGAGGCCGCCGATAAAACGATAAAAATGGAGTCCGATGTCGATCATATCAAGAGCGATATCCGAGAAATTAAATATCTGCTGCGAGGCTACAGCTATGAAGAAAATCATTAGCGCAACCCTGGTCCTGGTGCTGTTCGCGATCCCCGCGGCCGCAAAAATCAAAATCGACGAGCTCGACGTCTTTGATAGTGTCGAGGAGGTGACGCTCGTCGCCAACGCGGTCACCGCCGTGGCTCACTCCATGGCCGAGCCGCCGCGCTCGATCCGCCTCTGCTTTTCCGATTGGGAGCAGCAAACCTGCTGCACTTACGACGTCGACCAGGGCGCCGGCGGTGCCTATGACTGCGAAGTCTATCGGATCGACGGGGGCGAGTAATGCGGTTCGATCGGCTGCTGCGCAGCGCCGCCTTTTATACGCACCTCGTCTGCATCGGCGCCGTCGCGAGTGGCGTCGCGGTCTATATGCTGGGCCTGATGGTACTCGCGCAATGGCTGAGCCTCAGATGGTTCGCCGTGGCGACCGCGCTGCTGCTCGCCGGCGTGCGTCTGCTGATCTGGTGCGAGCACAGAGCCGACAAGCTCGGGGGCGACGCATGAGGCATGTAATTGACAAGGCGGTGCGCTATCTCGCCAGGCGCAAGGATCGGGGCGGCCGCGGCCTGCAGCCGCTCGATTTTCAAATAATAGTGCCGATCAGTGTCGGCAAAATCAAAAAGGCAATTCTGACTATCAGGAGATTTTTAAAATGTTAGGCAATGTGATCAGAGCATTAAAGGCCGGCAACGAGCTCAGCGATCCGGCGCGCTGGAAAAAAGGCCAGCATCTGAGCAACACGGTCGGCGCCCTGGTGATGGCCGTGCTCGCCCTGGTGCGCTACAAATGGCCTGATGTGTATATCCCGGCCGAGCTCGCCGAGCAGATCACCAGCATAATCGCCGCGGTGCTGGTGACGATCAATCTGTATTTGACCCCGGCGACCACCAAAAAAATAGGAGTTAAATAAGATGGACACCCTTTTAAAAGTATTGCAATTGGTGCCGGCCCTGATCCAGGTGATCAAGGCGGTCGAGGAGCTGCTGCCCGAGGGCGGCCAGGGCGCCGCCAAGCTGGCCATGGTCCGCGATATCATGGCCCAGGCCTATGATCAACTCGATGAGCTCTGGCCGACGCTCGAGGGCGTGATCGAGAAGATCGTCGCCTTTTTTAACCGGGTTGGGATCTTCAAAAAAGACGAGCCGACCCTGCCGGCCTGATGTTCTGGGGGCTGTTCGAGCCGCCCTGCTCGTGGTGGTTTAACCGCTGGCCGGGCGGCCGTGATTGGCGGCACTGCTGCGCCGCGCACGATCGCGATTATGATCGGTTCGAGCTCGCCTACGATCGGGCCGCCTTTCGGCTCATGGCCGACCAGGAGCTGCGCGACTGCGTCAATGCGGTGCTGCCTGGTATGGGCGCGATCATGTATGTCGGCGTGCGTCTTTTCGGGGCCCTGGCCATGAGGGCGAGGCGATGAGCTGTTCAACCAGGCGGCAGCGCTATCGCCTCACCAGGCGCGTCACCGCCCTGTTATATCTCGCCCTGGTCGCCTACGGCCTGGTCGACGCGCTGCAGACCGAGATGCTGCTCACGCTCGGCGCCCGCGAGCTCAACCCGCTTTATGTATGGCTCTTTGAGCTCACCGGCACGGCCGCGGTCATGTATCCCTATAAAATGCTATGGCTCGCGCTGCTCGGCGCCGCCCTGGTCACGTATTTAAAAAAAATATATTGAGGCACGACCATGCTCGATCGTAACACCTGGGGCCGTTTAATCGCCCTCGAGAAAGAGTTTAAACGCCGCGGCGAAAAATTCGGCCGGCGCGCGATCCACGAGGCGATGCAGGTCTCGGGCTCGATGGCCAGGCTCTACGAGTTCGCCCTCTACAATAAAGACGTGATCCGCTACGCGCCGACCATGTATGAGCTCGAGGACGGCACCACCATCGGCGTGATCACCGATCTGCATATCCCCTATCACGACGAGGCGGCCCTCGAGGCGGCGCTGGACTATTTCGAGCGCCAGTGTGTCGACGTGATCGTGATCCTGGGCGACGCGATCGACTTTTATAAAATCAGCCGCTGGATCAAAAACCCGAAAAAGAAATCGGTCTCGGGCGAGATCAAGGATACCCGAAATTTTTTGACCGATCTGCGGGCCCGCTTTCCGAAAGCGCGAATCATCTATAAAAAAGGCAATCACGAGGACCGTCTCGACGCCTATATCATGGCCGGCGCCTCGGAGATCTACGACCTGGTCGATCAACTGCTCGAGCAGCAGCTCGGCCTCAAAGAGCTCGAGATCGAATTTATTGAGGACCCGTTTGCCCTGGGCCGGCTCTGGTTTTTGCACGGCCACGAGAAACCGGGCGGCAGCTATAACCCCGAATATATCACCAACGTGATTTTTAAATATGTGCTCGATCACTTTATCGTCGGCCATTTTCACCGCAACCAGACCAAGCCCTTTAAACAGATCGGCGGCTCGGTCTTTTGGGGCGGCGCCCTGGGCTACCTCGCCGGCGAGATGGATTACGCAAAAATCAATCAATGGTCACAGGGAGTGGCAATAATTAGAATGGAGAAAAGCGGCCATTTCCGGCCTGAGATCAAGACGATAGTCAATGGTGAGCTGTATTAAAAATTAAAAATAAAGATCAAATTATGAAAACAAATAAAAAAAGAATCGGGAGCGACATGATCGCTCAATTCATAGTATCCGACAAAAATAAAGAATCAT